AAGTAATTTCTATCTTTATATTCCCAAGTGTCTTTTTTAACCTCTTGCTTGGGAGCAGGAGCTTTTTTTTCTTTTGTTTCCATAATATAATATAATATAATAATTAAAAAAGATCCTACCTAAGTAGGACCTTGTATTTGTTTTTTTATTTTATCTAATCTTAACTAGCTACACTTGCTTGAACGTCCGCAATCGGTGAAGATAATTCCACGTCTAATGACGAGCCAGAAGCTCCATTAAGAATGTTTACACCTTTGATAACGGCATTAACATCATCTTGAGTCATAGTACCATTGGCGTCTTCTAATTGAAGTAAAATCCCAGTACTATAAGCAATCTCTAAGACTCCACTATCTTCTCTAACTGTATCAACGTTTTCAGTGGAAATCAAACCACCGAAACCTGGAACTAAAGCGGTAGCTCCAGTTGTTTTATATTTTAAATATCCCATAATTTATTTTTTTAAGTTATTTTACTTTTAGAAACACTCGTTATAGGCACGCTTAACTTTTCTGGAGCAATACCTTCTCCTGAAGCTCCCTCAATTTTTAAAGCAGCTTTCATTATTTTTTCAGCATCTTTACTTTCAACACTTGACATAGCTACAGTGAGTATAGTCCCAGTTGAGTATTTAAACACAATGGTTGTAGCAGTTGTCGCAACGCTTATTATGTCATCTGCAGGTAATAGATCAAAAGTTCTATCAGCCTTGAATAATTTTACAAATCCCATTTTTCTTATTTTTTAAATGTTAATAAAGTGGAGAGCGTTAACCCTCCACATTTATATAATAATTATACAGTTTTAAATAACACGAAGTTATTTGCTGCTTGTGTAACTAAACATCTTTCAGTTAAGAAATGTACAGACATAGAATCTGAACCGTCAGTATAAGCACCACCTACAGAACCTGTAATCCAGTTTTTATATCTTCGATCTTCAGTTTCAGAAGCTCTGTATCTTACGTGTAAGAAAGGACGTCTAATGTTAGATCCTAACATTTGATCATACACTGTAGATGTTCCAGCTGGTATCATAACACCATCAATGGCATTAGATAAACCTCTAGTAGAAGCATCGTTTAAGTATTTCCAGTCAGTTTTATAAAAGTCATAAGAACCTCTTCTAAAACCAGTGAAACCAAAGTTAAGAGCCATTTCAGCCTCATTATCAAATAGACCATAAGAAGCAGCTTGAGTAGAAGCAAATCCACCGTTCATAGCAGCAATCATATCATCAAAATCAAGAGCAGTAGCTCTAGACAAAAATAACATGTTTTCTTCTATAGCACCTTGCTTGTCTAACTGCTTAAGGATAGCATCAAAGTCACCCATTGCACCTGAACCAGGAGCAGCAGCACCAGCAAAACCAGAATATACATTACCTCTTGTTTCAATAGCATCAAATAAACCTTGAGTACCTTTTAAATTAACAGCTGTAGCATTAGGCATTACAGGAGCGTAACCAGTAGCTACTTTCTCACCTTCAACTAATGCCATTTCCATATAGTCTTCGAATCTTAATCTAGTTTCAGACTCAGCTTTTAGATACCATAAGTATCCAGAAGTACCATCTTCAGTAGAAACTTCAATCCAACCAATTTGAGCAGCGTCAGAACCGTTTACACGATACTTGTCTCTAATTATAATTGGAGAGTTGTTAAACTCAGTAAATCCAGGCTCTATAGATGTCATACTAGCATCATCAGATCCTTTTTCAAATTCTGAACCATACACGAATAAATTTAACGCATTAACACCAGTGTTTTGTAATCCTGTTGTAATAGTAGCTTTATCATAAGGTACAACAACTATTTCAGCCTTAGTACCAGTACCAGTACCAACACCACCAACATCAATAGGCTGTGTTACAGTAGATACAATAACTTTTTGAGTTATTAAACCTGTTGCATTATCAGCTATCAATAAAGTTTGATTTGCTTTTATAGCAACAGTGTTATTACCACCATCAGCTACTGCGTTAGCTTCGTCTAGTTGAATTTCAAAAGTAGTTCCACTTTTCCATTGAACTTGGTTGTAAGAAACGTGTAATCTATTTTGTTCAGACCAAATTACTTGATCAGACGTCATAGGCATTTCAGCGCCTACCATTCTCAAGAAACCAGACAAAGTCCTGTTTCCGTATCTTTCCACCTCTTGCTCATAAAGCTCAGGTAGATATTGTTGTGACCAGTCAGAAGTTCCGTCAGCAAAATTTAAATAATTATCTTGCAACGCCATTTTTTTCTGTGCTGGAATAAGTGAAGCTGGAAAAGCTCCTCCGGATAATCCCATAATATATGTTTTATTTTTTAGTTTTAGTTATGTTTTTTTATTCTTAACTTCGAACTATCTACACCACTAATTGCTTTAATCTTCATACCATTAATAAACATTTCGCCAGAGCTTGTAGCTCTAACTTCGTTTGTCATGTTTTTAGATTTAGCACTAACATCTCTAATTGCATCAGTTTTACCCTGCTCATAAAAATGTTTTGCTATTTTATCGGCATTAGAAGCGGTATATAAGGCTTTATGATATTTTTTGTAATCTTTGATTTCACCTTTTTTATCTAGGAACTTCCCAACAAAATTATTTAAATCAGATTGATCTTTAACCACACCACTAGTGTCATTCACATTATATCTAAAAGACTTTTCTCCTACGTTATATTCAAAACCTTTGAATTCATCAGAGAAAAATTTATTAGTATTGTTTGTAAATACTTCGTGACGTTTTTTAACAACCTCTTGTTCTTCGTTGTATCTATTGAAAAAGTCATCAGCTTTTGACGGTTCTTTTGATATAGAAGATTTCAACTTGATCTCTTCATAATATTTATCTCTTGAACTCTGCAAAAAACCTTTGGCTTTGGCAATTTCTTCTTTGTAAGCTAGCTTTTTCTTTTTAATTGCTCTCTCTTCATCGTCTTCGTTCCACGAAAAATTATCATCCATTAGAAAATTTATTTCTTCTGAATTCAAATGTGGCTTGCTTACACTATAATATTCTTTAAGTAATTTTTCTCCACTTAACTTGCTGTAATCTCTGTTTAAATTAACGTAATCTTCTACAGTACCACCAGTATCTTTCATAAAGTCTACTAACTTTTCAATGTTTTCTGGTAATTGTATTTGTGGATTTTCTACTACTTGTTGCTTAATTTCTTCAACAACCTCTTTAGTTTCTTCAACTTCCTCTTTCTTATCATCTACTTTTATTTCTTCAATGATCGGAGATTCTTCTACTTTAGTTTCTTCAACTATAGGTTGTTCAGCTTTAACTTCTTCTACTTTAGTTTCTTCAACTTTTGGTATTTCTATTTTAGCTTCTACTTTTGGCTCTTCTTTTTGAGCCATATTGACTTTAACTACCTCTTTATTTGTAGTTAATTTTTTCATTTTCTTTTTAATTTTAAAATCACCTTGGGCTAACTCGCCACTGGGTGTTTCTTTTATCTCTTCTGACATAATATAATATAATAGTTATTAAAAATTATCTAGGCATAAATTGCTCCATGCCAATTCCACCTAGATTATCGTTGCCCTTTGATTCGAAGTTTATTGGTAAACCATCTTCTTTTCTTTGGGTTATCATTTCGCTTTGTTGTGTACCTTGTATTTTAACTCTTTTATCTTTTCTATCTTCAATATCTTGCTCTTTTTGTTTTATAACCCCAGCTTGCTCTTTAGCTAATTGAATGTTAAATTGGAATTCAGCTTGCATAAGATCTTTTTTAATAGCAGCTTCTGTCTGTAACCTTTGTATTTCAAATTGAGATTTAGCTTGCTCTACTTGCACCTTACTATTTACCATGCTTTCTTGCTTTTGCAATTCAGCTAGCGTTGCCTTTTCATTTGCTTCTATTTGAGATTGAGACTGAGCTTGTATTTGTTGTAATTTTAATTCCTGATCTTTTTGTTGTTTTTCTACTCTTCTTTTTTTAATCATAGTGTTAGCAAGTTTTAAATTACTAACCTCTCTTATATCTATAGCATCTTCTAAATTTATAGATTGCGTTTGTAGAGCTATTTGTATATTTTTTTCTAAATTAGCTTTTTCTTCTTCATCTGGCTCAAGTTCTATAAATATACCAAAGTCATGTATATTAACTTGTGATAATTCAGCTAGTGTTTCAGTATTAAAATTAGATATACTATTTATTAATGACATTCTAGTTAGAGGAAACATTAAAGAGTCAGCAACTCTTAATGATATATTCTCACATGTTTTTAATGTTAAATATAGACTCGCTTGTAGTATGTGTCTTGTTGCTACATTTGAATTAGCAGCTGCTAGTTTTTGCAAACCTACTAAAGCATTAGAGTCGGGCTGACTACCATCCCTAGCCTCATTAAGGCCTGTAGTATCTCTTATCATTTGTAAATAATATTGATAAGCATTTATTAAAGCTGATATTTTACCACCACCTGAAGATGATTGTAATTCTTGTATAGGAACTTTGCCCCTGTTAGCCTCACCATCTTGAGTCAAAGATCTACCAACTACAGAACCAGTTTGAAAATACATATTTAAAGCTTCTGCTGGGTTGTAGTTAGTTCCATTACCTAGATCAACTTCTGCTAAACCGTCCATGTCTAAGTAAACTCCATCAGGAACCATTCTTGACATTACCTGTTGTAATTTTAAATGAGTTAATTGAATCATATCAGCAAAACCGGTTATCCTACTCACTAAACTTTCTATTCTGCCTTGATACATTCTAGGAGCAGTTATATTATAGCTTAAGTTTACTCTTGAGGTATCAGCATAAGGCCTTGTCATGTTCTCTGCCATTCTCCAGTCTAGCATCATTTCTAAACCAAGAACTTTAGCTCCAGAATATAAAGTTTCAATAGATCTTGAAGCTTTATCAAAATTGTCTGTTAAATCTACTTGTAAAAAAGTATCTTGTTTTTCTATAGTTTTTTCTAAACCACTAGTTGTTTTTTTAATTTTAAATACTTGATCAATATAACTTTTCCATTCAAAGTAAAGCACTTGAACAGTGTTTTGATCATATCTACCATTAAAATTAGAAGAATAAGCAGTGTTACCGTTATAGTTTTGAAGTTTTTTTACTTGCTCAGGAGTTAAGCTTGGAAATTGTTTTTTTA